ATTAAGCAAAAGAATTGATACTGATTGGGGTGTTTATGGTTTTGGTTGTGGCTATGATGGTTGCGAAACAGAAATAACTGTGAATGATGTTTTTAACGACTTACCACCCTCAATGCAATACGGAGTCATAGTTGATTGGTTTGATAGTGTGGGGATTGAGATATACATATTAGAAAATCATAATATTTCTATTTGGTATAATGGTGAAGATAATGTTATAATAAAAGCATGGAACCCAAGACACCAAACAAGACAAAAAGCAATTGATAAGGCATTAGAAATTTATAATAAGAGATATGAAAGCAAGTGATTTGAGAATTGGTAATTTTGTTTATGATATTGATTATTACCAAATAGAAGTAAGAGCATTAAATTTAGGAGGTGTGTTTGATGATAACGGCACTTGGTTTGATGTAGATTTTTGTGAACCAATACCACTAACTGAGGAATGGTTGTTAAAGTTTGGGTTTGAATTTTTAGACTTGTATTTTAATGAGGGTATTCCCGTTAAGGATTACGGTATAAATATAACTAAATGTAATACTGTTGAAAAATTATCAGTTTCAAATTGGGATATGAATATTTCAATAGGTGATTATTATAGCGGTGAAGATTATGTATTAGATAGAGATATAAAACACGTCCACCAATTACAAAACCTTTACTTTGCTTTGACTGGTGAAGAGTTAAAAATTAAAAACAAATAAATATGAAAGTAACGATAGACGATTGGTTGAATGAGGTTATTAATAGACTTGCTACTAAACACACTCCAAAAATACACACAGTTAAACAACCTTTAGGATATAGAGAGCCTGATTTAGTTATAGGTAATTGTAGTTTGTATTACGGATTCAAGGATATTAAAATACCTACATTTACTGAATATAAAGTTAACAAAATACGTATGTACAATAAATATTTAGCAATAAAACAGAGTGAAAACAATAGGTGTAAAAGTAAGTGAATTTACGTATGAATAGTTAAAAATTAATTAAATTATAATTACATTATTATTTTATGACGTGGAACGAAATAACCGTAGAGCAATACAGTAAACTTTACCCAACATTAAAAACGGAGGGGATGACAGATGAGGAGATAGTTGATAACACTATCTTACAAGTGTCTATTATTAAAGGTATCACAGATAAAGAGGCAGAGTTTACAACGATAGAAGAAACTAGGCAAATACAAGCATTTTTAAGAACACCTCTACCTACAAAGATACATAGGTTTTGGAAGTCTAACGGGATTAGATATGAATTTAATATCCACGCAGACAGAATTAAAGCGGGTGGTTATATTGGTATTATGAACGGGATTAAAGAAGACCCTATTAAGAATCTACACCTTAACTTGTTTAATATGTGTAAACCCGTTAAACTAACTGTAAAAGGTTGGAGGCCTTACGAGTTTAAGCAACATGAAGTGAGCGAAAGGATAGAACATTTTAAAGATATGCCTATCAGTGTAGCTTATCCTATTGCCGTTTTTTTTTTGAATCTCTCAAGAAACTTAACGGAAAGTATGCCAGATTATTTGAGCGAACAGATGAAGAAGATGACGAGCAAGTTAGACGAAATAAAAGCGGATTTAGTAAGTGGGGATGGACAATAACAATAGATGGCTTAACTAACGGTATGCCACACTTAGCACAGAATTATTATGATATGCCAGTAGGGGAGTTTCTTTACTGGTGTTTGTATTATAAAGATAAAAACGCAGAAATAGAAAGACAACAACAATTAAACAAGATGAAGAATGGCTATTGATGACAGCTTATTAACGTCCACGGGGCAAGGTCAGAATCCATTAGAGGCAACTCTAGACCAATGGAGTAATGAAACTATTAAGAAGTTAAAGGAATCTTTAGCAATAGAAAACTCTAGCGGAACAAGTGGTAAGTTAACGCAATCAATAGAAGCCTATCCAATACAACAAACGGAGAACGGTATAAGTGTAACAATAGTAGCGGAAGATTACTACAAATACATAGACCAAGGAGTCCAAGGAGTAGGGGGCGAAAACAAAACAAAGGGGGGTACATTCCCAAACGTTGCACCAAATAGCCCATTTAGTTATAAGCAAGGATTTAAACCAAGCGCAAAACATTTTGATTTATGGTCTAGAGTAAAAGGATTAAACCCGTTCGCAGTTCGTGAAAGTGTATTTAGAAAAGGATTAACGCCAAGCTACTTTTATTCTAAGGTAATGACTGATGAATGGTTAGACGAACTTAGTAGGAGATTGGAAGTAGCGGGAGCGGGTACAGTAGAAATAATTTTAAAAGAAAATATAGAGAATGGCAATAACAATTGAGCAAGATATACCAGAGTATAGTCCAGCGTATAATGAAATAAACACTGTAGCAAGTTCTACTAATGTAGGTGAGATAGATTTTAAATTTGTATTTGATTTATATGTAGATGGTGTGGCGGGGTTTACACGCTTTAAGGTAGCACCAGAACCGATAACAGGCAACAACTACGGCATTAAGGGATTTAATAATATATTAGAGTCTTACGTTAAGTCATACATATTAAAAGACTATTTATCCTTAACGGGTGCTTTTCAATTTATGGATGAGGGGATTAAAAAGTATTATATTAGTTATGGTGAGGAATATAGATTGACTGCTAACGACCCTATAGTGGTTTATCCAGACGAAACAATAGGAGCAGATAAATACATTTGGAACGCATCCTTAAAGTTTAACGAATGGGTTAATTATAACTTTAGTGACTATAGAGATAATTGGTTAACTAATCAATTTACTAATACGGTAGCGTTAAACAATGTAGGTTATAACGGCATTATCTCTGACACGGCAACAGACTTAGAGTATTTAGAGGTTAAGACCTATGATAGTTCTGGAGTGTTAATTGATACTTATCAAATACAAAATCTATTAAGTACTGGTATAACTGGCGCAAAATATTTAAGTGTAGCAACAGCACCAAAGAACTTAAATAATGTTACAAGCGGTCTTGTATTAGGTTCGCAACCCATAATTGATAATACAGTTAGTTATTATACTTGTCAAATTTTAGATGCTGGGTTAAGTGGGTTAAGTGATTTACTTACATTCACTATGAAAGAGCAATGTAACTACCCTATCCGTAGGCTACACTTTCAAAATGAATTGGGGGCGTTTGACACGTTTAACTTTGATTTAGTAAGTAAAGAAACGGTTAATATACAAAAGAAGAGTTTTAAATTTAACCCTAACCGAATAGACGCAAGCGGGCAATTGAATTTTGATAAGTCAGATAGAACAAATGTAAACTACCATATTAAATCTACCGACCAAATAGAGTTAAACGCTAATTGGATAACAGAAGAACAAAGTGTTTGGTTGGAGGAATTATTGACAAGTCCAGAGATTTACTTGGAAGAGTACGTAGATGACGGTAAAGGTACGGTGAATTTAATATCGGTTGCAGAAATACAAGCAAATACCTATCAAATTAAAACGACTAAGGTAGATAAACTATTCAATATTAATATAATTATTACATTATCAAATAACAATTACCGACAACGTAGATAAATGAAAGAACAACTATTTTTAAATAATACACAAGTACCTTTAAAGGATAGTTTAAACCCGTCTTTGACGTTCTCGGTTGCGGATATTAGCCAACCCGATAAACGTAAGTCTACCTATTCTAAAACGGTTACTATACCAAACAGTAAGGTAGCTAATAAATTGTTTGGTGCGGTGTATGATATTAATCTAACGGACGGAAGTTTTGACACATCGAAGAAAATAGATATGTATTATCTTGTTGATGGTATGTTAATAATGGAGGGTTACGCCCAACTTAAAAACATATCCACAACAGATAACAATGATATAGACTACAATATAGTTTTATTCGGTAATACCGCCAATTTATTTAGTAAGGCTAAAGGTAAGTATTTAACAGATTTAGATTTAAGCGAATATGACCACCCTTTAGTAAAAGAAGCAATAGAGCAAAGTTGGGATTTTCAAATATTAGAGAATGGAATCCCAGTTCCTTTTGAGTTGGGTAAAGGTTATATTTATCCGTTAATTGATTACGGTTATACTACCGACCAAATAACTTACCAAGTCGGTGGGTTATCTCCAGCTATTTACGCCAAAGAGTATTGGGATAAGATATTTGAACAACACGGATTTACTTATACAAGTGCGTTTATAGATAGTGAAAGATTTAAAAGGGAGGTTATACCAAGTGACCCAAGTATCTACGCAATGACAGAGGACGACATTTTAGCACGTCAATTTAGCGTTAATACACCTATATTTTTAGATACTGGCACGACTCAAAGTTTAGCCATTCCAGAAGATAGCGACCCGACAAACGAAACTATCGTAATGACTAATGATGTAGACGACCCGAGCGGATTGTATAACAATACAACGGGAGTTTATACAGTTGGAAATAACGGACAATATAACTTAAACGTAATAGTAGATATAGATGCCACATTTGTACCTAATGACCTATTAGCAAACTTAACCGTTAGCTCAGAGATTAGGGGTTATTTAAAAGTTATTAAAAACGGTACTACAACCTTAGACATGATAGACTTTTATTTAAGTCCATTTGGTTTAGCGGTTGGTGCAAGAGATACAATAACACCTCCAGTAAGTGGAATCGCTACACATAGACAGACGGCTAGTGGTGGTCTTGGTGGTTTATCTGCGGGGCGTACTCAATCACCAATTAATAGATACAATTTAAACATTAATAACGTTAACTTATTAGCTGGAGATACGTTAACAGTTTCTTTCGCTGCTATTTATAAAGCGTTTGGCGCAATGTTTCAAAATTCTATCGGTGTTAATTATGACGGTACTTGTTACCTTAATATTTCGGTTGGTGGGTTTAGTAATATAGCAGTAAACTCAACAGTAGGATATGGAGAAACTTTTGACTTAAATAAAGCCATTCCACAAAACTACTTACAAACTGATTTTTTAAAAGATATAATTAAGAGGTATAATTTACAAGTACAACCAGACCCACTTAATACAAATAACTTTATAATAGAACCTTATAACGATTATTATTTAACAAGTAAGGTAAATGATTGGAGCGAGAAACACGCAATAAATAAACCTTTCACAATTACTCCAACAGGTAAACTTAAAAACCTTGTTTATTCATTTAGTTATAAAGAAGATAAGGACTACTATAATAGTACGTATTTAGAGCAATGGCAAGAGGTTTACGGATATAGAGAAGTAACTGCCTTAAATGATTTTTTAAAAGGAACATATAAAACTGAATTAACTTTAAGTCCTACTCCAATAGTAGGAGAGCCAAACGGTGAAATAGTTATCCCAAGAATCATTAAATTAGATGACCAAGACCAACCAATCCCGACAAAGTTTAATAGACGGATATTATACTACGGTGGTTTAAAAGGTAATCCAGCAGGAGGGAATTTATTAAACCCTTGGAAATTAGACTGGTCAACGGCGGTAGTTCCTCAAAATAATTATGAGTACCCTTATTTTGGACACTTTGACGACCCTTTTAACCCTACTTACGATACTAATTTTGGTTTAGTTAAAGAGGTTTACTATGACGACAATATAGAGCCGATAACGGTAACTAATAACAATCTTTATAATATCTATTACAAGGATATGATTGAGGGGATTATTGACCCTAACGGTAAAGTATTTGAGGGGTATTTTAGATTAACGCCAACAGATATTTATAATTTATCTTTTAGAGATTTATTTTACCACAATAACGCTTATTGGCGACTAATGAAAATTAGTAACTACAACCCAACGGATAGCAGTTTAGTGAAATGTGAATTTCAAAAAGAAGTTAAGTTGACAACATTTGAGAGCGTAATTATTGCGGTTATTGGTGACGTTGCAACGCTACCGAGAAGTAGTGATATTATAGATGATAGCGAACAAATACCAGTTAAAAACAAAGCCCAATTTAACCAAAAGGACGGGAACAGTTTTAACAACTTTACAACTAAGGTAAGCGGGTCAAATAATTACGTTAATAGAACCTCAAAGGATATTGAGATATTAGGAGATAATAACACGGTAAGCGCCAACACTAAAAACGTAAGGTTAGTTAATAGTGATAATAATTTTATCGGTGCGGGTGTTGAAAATGTAACTTTGATTAACACTAACGGTTTAGAAATATTTGAGAGTGACGTGACCTACATTAACAACGATAAAGTAACGGATGTTAGTGGTGGAGGTAGTCAAGCGGTAATAGATGTTAGTACATCACAAACTGTAACAACAGATTATAGAACTTACCTAGTAGATACAAGTTTGGCAGATGTTACTATAACATTACCAACTTCACAAGCTGACGGCAGACAATGGAATATAAAAAAGACAGATAAGAAATTTAAACTATTCGTAACGAGTACCGATTTAATAGATGGGGAAACAACAAAAGAAATACAATATAAAAATACATCTATGACAGTGGTCTATGATGAAGATAACACAACCTATAAGATAATATAATGAGCTACTTTGAAGATGTAAATATCCAATGGCAAGATACGGGAAACATTGATGCGTTTGGACGTGCTAGAGTTTCAGAGTTAACTACTCAATTTGACGCTAAACAAATTTATGATGCCTTACCGTTATTTATTGATAATGTAACTAACGGAACTGGAACAATAGCACACGACTCTACAGAGTCAAGCAGTACAATAACAACCGCAACAACTGGAGATTATGTAATAGCACAAACTAAACAAAGATTTAACTATCAATCGGGTAAATCTCAATTGATTTTTATGACTTGTAATAACTTTCAAGGAGAAACAAACGTTAGTAAAAAGTTAGGTTATTATAGTTCGGGATTAGTCGCACCTTTCACGGGTTATGATGGTTTATTCTTTGAGAGTGCTGGCAAAGTATCTATAAACATTTGGAAGCGTGGCACATTATTAAGTCAAGTATTACAAGAAGATTGGAATCTTGATAAGATGGACGGAACGGGTAAGAGTGGGATAACTTTAGATTTTTCCTTAAACACTATTTTTATAATAGATTTTGAGTGGTTAGGTGTTGGCCGTGTTCGTTGGGGTGTAGTGGTTAACGGTTTAATTATGTACGTTCACGAATCAAACCACGCAAACGTTACAGCGGGCGTTTATATGCTTAGCCCTAATCAGCCTTTAAGGTGGGAAGTAAGACAAACGGGGGCAGGTAGCAGTTCGTTTGACTTTATTTGTGCGAGTGTAAATAGTGAGGGTAGTATTAACGCATTAGGGAAAGTTTTAAGTGTAAACAATGGTATAACACACATAAACGCAAACAGTACGGCAAACAATTACGTATTACATTCAATAAGATTAAATCCCGCAAATTTAGGTACGTTGGTCGATATACTAAATTTTAACACATTATCCAGAACTAATGACGATTATTTATGGAATGTGGTCTTAAACCCTACTTTCTCCGCACCTTTGACTTATTCGGCGGTTACTAATTCAAGTCTACAACATTCGGTCGGGGCGGGTGAAACTATAACGGGCGGTACTGTTTTAGATAGTGGTTACGTTGAGGGTAATAGGGGTGACGCTACAAGCATAGAGAACGCAATAAGACTAGGAGCGTTAATAGACGGAACATCAGACGAATTAGTTTTTGCGGTTAGACCGTTATCTAGTAACTTAGATGTTTTAGGTGCAATAAATTGGAGAGAATTAATATAATAAATTATGGCAACTTATTTAACAGTAACAAACACAGCGACAACAATAGACGTTCTATTTAATGATTTGGAATCTTTACCAGACATTCAAGCAAAGGGTGCAACATTTAAACGTTCTGAATTAATTGAAGTTTGGCATAATGACGAGCCGATAGAACACCTTAAATTAATAATGGACACGGGTAGAGAGTGGAGTTTAAACTTAGTAGGTACAGAGGGGATGATGCCAGTAACAAGCGTTAATGGAGTTACCCCAACAGATGTAGAACATTTACACACTTTAATAAATACTTTATTTATATGAGAATAGAGACTGGGGATATAGCAAATTGTTATACTAGAAAAAAAATAATAAGTAGACTAATTGGCAAACTAACAAAGTCAGAGTTTAGTCACACGGCTATATTTATAAGGATAGGTAATAAGTTAATGGTAGCGGATGCGCAAAAAGACGGCTTTCAAATACGGTCTTTTAATACTTGGCAAAAAGATTACGGTTATAAATATCTATTACTTAGAAGTAAAGACTTAGACAAAAACGATATAATAGATAATATCTATAAATACATAGGCACAACACCCTATGACTTTTATAGTTTACTTGTTAGACAACCTATTAAATTAATTAAGTTGTGGGTTAACAATACCTTTAAATCTAACTTAAAAGTTTGGAATAATAAAGGAGAAAAGGAAAGTAAAAAAATGTATTGTAGTGAGGTTGTAGCCAAAGTTATTAACGCCCCTAATTACTACGAGATGACACCACAGGATTTAGTAGATTATCAATTGAGAAACGGATTTAAAAAAGTTAACTAATGGCACAAGAAGCAGTAGTAAAAGTAGGTATAGAAGCAGGTCAAGCAGAGGAAACGTTAGGTGACGTAAAAAAAGCCATCAAAGCTGTAGGAGATGAGGCGGATAAGACTGGGGATAAGATAGACGATAATAACGAAAAAGCCGAAAAAAGCACAGCATCACTAAAGACACAATTAAGACAGTTAAAGGATGCAATGGTCTTACTTGATGATAGCGACCCCGAATTCCTTAGAATGGCGCAAGAAGCGTCTGCAATGGAGGATAAAATCAAAGATGTTGATGCACAAGTAAAATTATTGGCTTCTGATACTAAAGGTTTAGACGGTTTAATTGGTGCGGGTCAAGCTATTGGCGGGGCGTTCCAAGCGTCACAAGGTGCAATGGCTTTATTTGGTGCGGAATCGGAAGAGGTGCAAAAAGCTATTCAAAACGTTATTGCCGTACAAGGTATAATGAACGGAGTACAAGCAACGGCTAACGCATTAAACAAAGATGCGGTGGCTGGTATGTATTTACGTATGGCGGTTACTAAATTGGTAACGGCGGGTCAATGGTTACTTAATTTAGCTATGAACGCAAACCCAATAGGAATTATTATTGCTGGAGTTGGTTTATTAATTGGTGCTTTTGTATTGCTTTATGATGAGTTAACCAACATGAAAGACGGGTTTAGTGATATGGGTAAAGTAATATTAATTTTACTTGGGCCTATCGGTTGGTTAATATTAGCTTACCAAGCGTTAGCATATGAATCTGAAAACCTAAAAGAGAAACAACAAGAGCAAACACGGGAGCAAACCAAAGCGTATAAGACACGTAAAAAAGAGATTAAAGACTTACGTAAGATTGAAGCAGAAGCGCACGCAGAAAGGCAAACCCAATTTGATAGAGATATTGAAAGATTAGACGCAGAGGGTAAGAGTTCTTTTGCTTTAAAATTGGCTAAGCTACAAGATATAAAAGACGAACAACAAGCCAAGCTAGATAGTTATAATTTACTTTTACAAGCTGGTATAGACCACTATAAAGCACTTGCAGAGATTAACGGACTATCGGAGGAAGAATTTATAGAACAAGCTAAAAAGCAAGGTGTTGATTTGTTAGCAATTCAAGATAAAGCGTTAGCGGGTCAACAAAAATATAAAGACGCTATCTTTGACGCTGAAACTCAAATAATAGCCTTAAAGCGTGAGAACAGAGAAAAGAACGCACAAGAGGAAGACAAGGCAACGGACGAAACAATAGAGAAAAAAGAAAAGGAAACAGAAAGACTTTTAGAAGAGGAACGAAAACAAAAAGAACGTTTATTAGCTGAAAAAGAAAAGATAGAAAACGAATTTTTAGACAGTCAATTAAGCGCACAAGACAGAGAATTAAACGCCGTACAAGATAAGTATAATAGACTTATTGAGATGGCTCAACAGTACGGAGAAGATACGGCTATTCTAGAAGAAGCAAGGCAAACCAATATAGACGAGATTAACGCCAAGTTTGAAGAGGAAAGAAAGGCTTTAGAAAAAGAAAAAGAAGAATTACAAAAAGCTAAAGATTTAGAAAAACAGGAAGCCTTACAAGCTCAAGCGGAACAAGTAATTGAATCCGCTAAAGATGTTCTAAATATTATTGGTACTATCCAAGAGCTAGGAAACCGTAAAGAAATAGAACGAATAAAAGAAAAACAAAAAGCGGGCGAGAAACTAAGTAAGGCAGAAAAGAAACGGTTAATAAATGACGAGAAGCAAAAGAGAGCGATAGCAGTAGCGGAGATTGCAATAGATACGGCTAGAGCGATAGCAAAGGCGGTTGCTAGTGGTGCTGGTGTTCCTTTCCCTGGTAATATACCAGCTATTATTTCGGGAGTAGGTGCGGTGTTGGCTAATGTTGCAAGTGCAAGTAAAATATTAAGCGCACCCTTACCAAGTTTTGATAATGGCACGGGTTCAGACGTTGCGGATAGCTTAGGCGGTGATAACGCTCAAGATGCGCCAAGTATTAACACAAACAGAAACGGGTCAACAATATTAAACGAACCACCTACGCAAGTAGTAGTATTAGAGAGTGATATTACAAGCGTACAAAATAACGTTAGTGTAATAGAGCAACAAGCAACAATATAATAAAAAACCCACTCTAAATTAATAGGGTGGGTTTAAAACTTAAAAAGAATAAACTTAATTTTTTATACATTAAATTTCGAAGGTCTAATGTTTTACAAAGTTAAACAACTTTTATTAATAACCAAACTTTTTAATAAAAAAAACGAACATTAAAACGTTCGATAACAGCCAATAAGTTGCATTAAAACGCAACATATTTTGGTGTTATAATTAAAACCAAAGATAACACAATTTATTTAAAATCAAAATAAAATTACATTATTATTTTATGGACGTAATAGAATTAGAATTAACCGAGGGTACAGAGTTAGATTTTCAAATCGCTTTAGTAGATTCCCCAGCAATAGAAAGCGACTTTATGGCGTTTAGTGATAAGCGTAATTTTAAGGTAATAAGTGAAGATAAAAGAATTGTAAGTGGGTTTGCTATGATGGCAGAAAAACCAATTTACAGACGTGATGATGACGGAAAAGAATACTATGTAAAATTCACGGCTGACTCAATTAAGAATATAGCAGAGCAATTTTTTAAGAATAGATTAAACAACCAGACCAACGCAATGCATCAAACAGATAAATTCTTAGAGGGTGTTTATGTATTTGAATCATTTTTAATAGATGAAAGTAGAGGTATTAACGTACCAAAGGGATATGATGATGCACCAGAGGGTAGTTGGTTTATTAGTATGAAAGTTGAAAATGACCAAGTATGGGAATCGGTAAAGAACGGAACTTTTAAAGGGTTTAGTGTAGAGGGTATCTTTGATAAATCAGAGGAGGATTTTATGTTGAAATTAAAAAACTTTGTTAAAAATCTAACATAAACGTTAAATATTTACATTATAAAAAAAAGTAAAAATGGCAGAACAAACAAGAATAGAAAAAATCAAAGCATTTTTTGCAACTAATGAAGAGTTGAAAGACTTAGAAGTAGTTGAGAAAGTTGCAGAGGTTAAAGAAAAGTTTGAGGAAGTTGCTTTACTTAGTGGAGATTTAGTGAACGTAGAGCCAGCGTTGGAAGTTGGTGCAACAATTACGGCAACGGCAGAAGATGGTACAATCGTACCGTTACCAGTTGGAGAGTATGAGTTATCGGATGCTAGGTTAATAGTTGTAGAAGTTGACGGCGTTATTGCTGACATTAAAAACCCAGTTGAGGAAGAAGCCCCAGTTGAAGAGGAAGAAATGGCAGACGATACAAAGACAGAAGAAGCGGAACGACAAGCTAAGAAAGTAATTGAATCAATTGTAAAAGAACACGTATTTGCGTTAACTGAAAAGTTAGAAAACGCCGAAAAAGAAATTAAATTCTTACACGGTGAATTAGACGCTCAAAAGGTTCTATTTTCAGAATTAAAAGAGGTAACGGGGTTAGCCGTGGAAGAGTTTGGAAAGACTCCAACAAAAGAACCTATTAACAAGAAAAAATCAAGTTTCGGTAACAATAAGAAAGAAACTATTTTTGATAATTTTTTAAATAAATAAAACATGAGTTTTGATTTAACGGCACTAAGTGCATATATTGAAGACCAAGATTTTCCGTTAGTTGCAAAGATGCAAGCTGTTGGAGGTTTGGCAGAAGTAGTTAATATCCAAATGGGTATTAAAGGAAGTTCTAACTTACAGTTTTTAACGACTGACACTATTTTTGGAGCAGATGGTTGCTCTAGAAATCCAAGCGGTAGTACAGTTTTCAGCCAGCGTACTATTACAGTAGGAGCTATTGCAATTGCAGAGGACTTATGTATTAAAGACCTTAACGGTTTTTGGACGCAAACAATGGTAAAACAAGGATGTGCAGGAGAGCAAGAAATCCCAGCACCTATCGAGTCGGTTTACATGGAAAAGAAAATGAATTCTATCCAAAACCAATTAGCAATTTCAGATTTCCAAGGAGATACGGCGTCAGGAACAAATAACTTATCTTACTATGATGGTTTGTTAAAAATTGTAGACGCTTCTGGTACTGCTATTGATGGAAACACTGGAGAGGTAACAGTTGCGACTGGAGTAACTGCAACAAACATCTTAGATATTTTAGATGGAATGTGGTTATCTATCCCAGCTAACATCCAAGAGAAAACAAACTTATCTTTATGGATGCCTATTTCTTATTATAGATTGTATGTAGTAGCACTTAAAAATGCTAACTTATTCCACTATAACGGAGATGACGGACAAGTAAAATTATACGGTACTGATTTAACTATTAGACCAACTATTGGACTTGAGGGTGTAGATAGAATGATTTTATCAGCAGACGATAACATTACAATCGGAATGGATGGAGATAAAGAAGAGGATAACTTAGAAGTAAGGTTAAACCCTGCTACTAACAAATCTATTTTCTTTGACGTATGTTTCAAAAGAGGTGTACAAGTTGCATTCCCAGACGAGATAGTAGAATTTACTTTAGTACCTTAATTAGAGTAAAATAAATAAATTAATAATCTAAGAGGGTGGTGGTTTAGCTATCACCCTTTTTTTAAAAACTAAATATTATGGCTTGTCCTTTAACAAGTGGCTTTGATTTTGAGTGTGACGATTCGGTAGGAGGTATTAAATTAGGGTCTATTAAAATCTCTCAATGGGAAAACATAGATTCTTATACCGTAACAGCTGGAGAAGTAACAGCACTTACACAAGTAGCACTTACGAACTTTTACGAGTACAAAATTAAAAAAGAGATTGCGGATGCAGTTTCTACAGAAACACATGATGACCAAACGGGTACAACGTTTATTGAAACGGTTATGAACTTCACTTTAAATAAATTAACTAAAGAGAAGAACGTAGAAATGAAATTACTAGCGGGGAAGCCCGTTGTAGTTTTATACCAAGATATGAATGACACTTGGCACATTATGGGTCTTACAACTGGAGCGGAGAAAATGGGTGGAACAAACCAATCTGCAACAGGTAAAGCGTCTGGAGATTTAAACGGATATACTTTAGGGTTTACATCTAAAGAGAAAGATTATCCTTACACGGTAGATGCGACCGTAGTGGCTGGTTTGACAGTGGCTTAAAACGTTTAATATTAACTTTAAAAGGGTGGTTAATTCTGCCCTTTTTTATTATCTTTGTAATATGAAGATTAAAGAATTTTATTTAGGTTCAAAGTTTTACGTAAAAGGAGTTTTTGATGGTATCATTAAAGACGATACTAAGAGTAAAAAACTTTATAAAAAATTAGGGTTACCAATTTTCGAGGAAGAACCAAAGACTAGGAAAGATGCAGTTAAAAAAGAATCAAGTAAATAGTAATATCACTTTAACTTTAAGCGAAAAGACCACGTTAACAGATGCGGTCTACTTGTTTAATTTTAATAGTGACCAAACTAAGGAGGATTATTTTTTAATTTGTCAAGATTTAGCAACCACAGAACAAAAAAAAAGGTTTAATTTATTTAATATTACCGAGGGGGTAGATGACCCTTTAAACAGTAGTATTATTTTAGGCTTAACGGGTCGTTATCATTATACGATATACGAGCAATTAAGCACAACGAACTTAGACCCTACGGGATTAAATATTGTTGAACGTGGAATTATGACACTAAAAGGAACGCAAGACAGTAACTACATTAGTTATGAGTTTGACGTTAAATACAAAGTATATGAGTAACAACTATTTTTTAAACGGTGCAACGGGTAAAATTACTAAATTTGACGCACACAAGCCACCAGAGTTCAAAGAATTAAAGTCTAACGATTTTGTTCAATACGGTTACGATAAAGAATGGCGTAACAGATACCCAGACTATTTACTTTACTTGTATAATCGTAGCGCAAAGAACAACGCTATAATTAACGGTAAAAATAAATATATCGTTGGGCAAGGTTGGACTTTTGATAATTCGGGTTTAACTTTTGAACAAAGAATCAGTTTAAAAGCGTTTATTAAAGAGTTAGAGAGTTCTAAAATCACTAGAGATATTAGTTTAGATAGAACGGTATTTGGTGGCTTTGCGTGTGAGATAATAACTTCTAACGATTCGGAAGCAATTAGCTTAGCACATATTGACTTTAGTAAGGTTAGACAGTTTAAAACGGTTACAGATAAACAAGGTAATACAAGCCCGTTAAAATACGGTTATACTTCCGACTGGAGTGTAAGAAACCCGCAAGACAATGATGACTTTGAAGAGTTGTATCCATTTACTTGGGATGCAAAAGATATAGATAAAAGTAAAAGATATATTGTTTACTATAAAGAATATAGACCAGACTTACAAGAATACCCTTTACCAGATTATATTGGTGCGATTCCTTACATAGAAGCAGACTACGAAATAGGTAATTTCACTCTAAACAACGTTAAGAACGGTTTTAGCGGGTCGTTTTTGGTTAACTTTTACAACGGAGAGCCAACGGAAGAGCAAAAAGCACAAATCCAAAGACGTTGGAAAGCAACAAAGCACGGAACAGACAATGCGGGAGAACCTATTTTATCATTTAATGAGGATAAAGATAGCGGTGTAGAGGTAACTGCATTACCCGCAAACGGACAAGACGACAGATTTTTAAACCTTAATAAACAAATACAAGGCGAAATATACACGGGCCACCAATTTAACCCTAGTATAATCGGTATTAGTGACGGTAACGGGTTTAATAATAACGCTGACGAGATTAGGATAGCGTCTGAAATGTTCCAAAATACTTACGTAGATAGCGAACAAAAGACACTAGAAGAGTTTTTTAATGCGGTTGCTGGGTTTAATGGATTACCAGAGGTGCTAAGTATAATTAGTTTGGAGGTAATTACAAGCGAATTAAGCGAACAAACACTTTTACAAATACTAACACAAGACGAGTTAAGAGAAAAGGCAGGTTATAAGCCGTTAAAAAGTGACTTTAGTAGTGAAAAGGTATTTAGTTTTGAAGAGTATTTCAGTGGATGCGGTTTACAAGATAAAGATTTAGAGTTATTAGATAGCCGTGATTTATTCGCCTTAAATATTCCAGACGCTGACAAACAAGCGGATAAATTTAAAACTGATTATTTCGCAAGTAAATCAGATATAACTATACTTAGTTTATTAGCACTTAATACACCGATTCAAGATATAGCATACCAAATGAATAAAAGCGTAGCGGAGATTGAGGAAATTAACGCTAAATTGATTGAAGAGGAATTAATAACAGAAGAGGGAGAAGTAACACCAAAGGGAGAGGGAGAGATTAGAAATAATGAGGTATTTGTAGTTTATAAGTACAAGTTACGTAATGACGCCCCGCCATTAGTAAAGGGTGGGAGTAGTAGAGATTTCTGTAAAGATTTGATGGAGCAATCAAAGACTAAATCTTGGACTAGAGCGGAAATAAATAACTTAAATAACGGTCAAGGGTCTAACGTATTTAGTGCGAGAGGTGGTTGGTATCATAACCCTAAAAATGATGTTAATACGCCATTTTGCCGTCATATTTGGGAGCAACGTTTAGTAAGGTTTAAATAATTAAGATATGAGAGGACTATTTATAAGCGAAAAATACATAAAAGAAAATTCCGCAATAGACGAGAATGTAGACTTTAAAAAAATCAATCCTACTGTTTGGCAATGTCAAATACAACACTTGCAAAACTTATTAGGAACTAAACTATATGATGACTTAGTAAGTAAAGTTATTGCGGGAACAATTGCGGGTGATGATGCCATATTAATAGAGGACTATGTAAGTGATGCACTTTTATATTGGGTTATGTATGAAGTACAAATCCCATTATTATACGAATTTAGAAATAAAAACGTTTCTAAGAAGTCAAGCGATAACGCACAACCGATAGGAACGAAAGAACTAAGCAGAATAGAGAATAGATTCAAAGATAAAGCCGAATTTTTTAGTAAACGAATGACAGACTACCTTTGTGCTAATTCTGATTTATACCCATTATACGGAACTGAAAACGAAATAGATGAGGTACACCCACACAAGGGTCAACCTAGTGTAAGTGTATTTTTAGGAACAGAAGAAAATTGTAATGACTACAAATGTAAATTTTTATAAATGGTAAGTTATAACCAAATAATAAAATTACTTAGGGATTTTTCGGATAATCATTTTATCTTAAAATCTTACGGTAATGGTGAGCCGTGGGAGTTGGTAGAAAATAGTCAACACTTAGATTTAGAGTACCCTATGATGTGGGTACAAGACCAACCAAACAACACAGTAAAAGGTGAGGAAACTTTTAAATTTCGTATTTTCTTTCTGGGTCAAGTTGCAACGCTTAAAGAGAAGACCGCAACAACGTTAAATGAAACAAACGTGAATGAAGTTAAAAGCGATATGCGTCAATGTGCTTTAGATTTTATTGGTTATATGGCGCAAGATACTAACTACCCCGAATTAGAACTAGATAGAAATGTTAGTTTAGTTAGTTTTGTGGATGATTTTAACGACAAGTTAACTGGTTGGTATATTGACGTAAATATTAACCAAGTATTTAGATTTAGCGCTTGTAATATTCCGATGAGCGGAATAACTCCACCACCGTCTACATCTTGCGAGGACGCAATAATAAATATAAATTCAGTTTTATATGGTAACGTACCAAGCGGAGGAACTGAAAACATAGTAGTTAAAGACGACTTGGGTAACATTGTAGGTAGTTTAATTGGTGGAGAGTGGATAGTGCCAAGTTCAACACCTTGTGCAGATGCAACGGTAGAGAATAGCGATAATAGTTATAGTGATACAGTAGCAAGTGGAGGTACTTTAGTTTTACCAGACGAAACATACAACGTATATTTAAACGGTGTCTTACAAAGTTCTACAACTTCACCAGTATTAAAAAATGAAACAATTAATATAGTATGGCAATAACAATTAACATAGATAGTCAAAACGTAGTACAAACTTCTGCCGAATGGGCTTTAGATAATACGGTTTATAGTGATTTACAGATTTTATTTGTAAGTGATTTATTTTATGGCTCAACTGACCAAATGCAATTTAAAAAAGCAGATGGTGTACAAACGTTTGCAGACTTGGATTATATGCCAATTGGTGCGGGTGGCAGTTCTATGGTATCAATAGAATACACTAACGTAGGTGGCTCGGCACTAAATGATTTACAAGATTATTTTGTAAGTAACGGCACAACCTTAGGGAATACCGTTAATTCAAGTGTGCCAGAACCAATACCAACTGGAACTGTTAAAAAAGCATACATAGCAACTTACAACGCCAGCACATTTGGAAGTTCAGAAGATATTACTTTAACTTTAGTAGATAAAGATAATAACACTTTGGGCTTAATATCCAACGCCGTTAAATGGGATACAAGGAACAACTTTTATGCGGTGGATTTAGATTTTTCAGTTACAGAAATAAACACCTTTATTCGTATAGATGTTCCAGCAATGGTAACTAATCCAACTAGCGCAAAACTTTGTTTAAATTTAATAATTGAACTACCATGATAAAAAACATAACATACAAATTACAAGGAGCAGGAACAGATAACGAGTTCGACAGTTGGGTAATTGAATATGAGGACGAAAATAGAATTGCTGATATTGTGTATAAAGACCCTATTAGTGTAGAATTTCAAAATGAAACTTTATTAATAGAACAACGCCGAAAGGACGGCATAAAAAGCTATAATAAAACTTTAACTAATATGCGTTTAATGAGATTATCTAGCGGTATAGACCACGATATTTTTAAGAGTTTAATTTACGACCCTTTAGCGACTGTCATAAGCGAAATAAATACGGGCGGATGGATTAGTGCTTATTCAAATTTAAACGCAACACCTATTAACGCAATGTTTACAGAAGACTTAAAAAAACAATTTAGAACAGATATAGCTAACTATATTGTAAATAGTGGTAACTATCCAGAATATAACAACAACACAATAGACGAAAACGGATTTATAATAGTAGAATGATGCCTGATAGAATATTTAATAACCCAATAGCCGACTATTTAGGAGGTGCAACTTTTATAGCTTCAATATCTTTAAAGTCTATGGAATGGTTTAATTTAGCAAATATTAACGACCTTTTAACTACCATTTCTATTATAGGCGGGTTAGTTTGGATGATTTACAAAATAAAAAATGCAAGGCTAGATAGTAAATTAAAACAAAAAGAGCTGGACGAATAATTCTCTAAACCTTTATAAACATTAGCACCCTATCATTAATTTGTTAGGGTTTTTGTATTTTATTTAAAAATAATTGTAAATAAATTTGTTTAATTAAAAGTTAGTACTTATATTTGTGGTATGGAAAATTTAACAAAAGTATTAGAAGCGTTTAAAGATTTAGCTGATTCAGCTAGTAAATTACACGCACAAGCATTAGAAAATGTAAATGAATTAGAAAGTCTAGTAATAATAGACCTAATAAAAAAAGGGGAGTATTATAAAGAATTTAGATCAGATGGTGTAGATAATGGTGAAATAATTAGTTTAGCAGTTGGTGATTATACTATGAATTTTGTTTGTTATGATAAACATGATAACGAATTTATAAGTATTGAGGAATTTTGTGGAGATAAAATTGATCCTAGTGCAGAACTTCAAACTTTAATTGAAAAACTATGAGAAAAGATAAAATAGTAGCGTGTTATGTTTGCGAAACTGAACATTATGCTGTAGAAGTATTGGAAAATATAAAGGATGGTATTTATACTTGTCCTAATTGTAAAACAAAAACTAAAATAAATGGAAAATAAAAACACATATTACACAGAAATAGAAATTAAGTATTATAGTCAAATTGGGCTTAGTGCATGGCGTAAGTATAATGATTGGTTAGAACAATACCAAAAGGAAAAAGAACAAGTATTAATAGATAAAATAGGGAGGTTACAGGCTAGGTAATGGTATTAACTTTAAAACATATAGCTGATAAAGTAAATGAAGTTACTAAATGTGATATTAGGAAAATATCAAGAAATAGTAATATTGTAAAAGCTAGAATTATTTATAGTAAATTATCTTTAATTTTATTAGATTGTGGTACTAAATATGTTTCTGAAGAAATTAAAAAATCAGAATCTTCTATATTAAGGTATTATAATAAATCTAAAACTGAATATTTTTTTACTGAAGAAATGGAAAATATCTATAATGAATTGAAAAGTTATTTTATAGATA